AATTCTACGAAAATTTCTAGTAATTTATAATCATTATAAGTAACGTGACGAAAAACTAGGGTCTCTCGCACTCATTTTTTCACACGGTTCACCCGGTTACACGGTTTGTCATATTGTCAAACTTTTGTCAATCTGACTGGTGTCTATATTTAGATATGTGGCACTGTTGCCACGTAACCAAAAAAACTACATATTTATGAAAGTTAACGAAGTTATCAAAAAATTAAAATTGATGCTAGCTGAGTCTACTGACGTGGTTGAGGAAACGAAAGTAAAAGAGGAAATGGCTGAGGCTACTCTTGTTGATGGAACTGAGGTTTATACTGAAGGTGAGATCGTACCAGGAGCTATCTTGTTCGTAAGAGCAGGAGAAGGCGTATCAGAAGATCCTTTTGCACCAGAAGGTATCCATGAAACTACATCAGGACTTTTAATTACGGTAGGAGAAGGTGGTGAAATCGTATCTGTTGAGGAAAAGGCACCAGTTGAAGCTGGTAAGAAAACCAAAATGGCAGAAGACGAAAAAGCTGTTGAAGAAATTGTTAAGAAAGAAGTTGAAATGTCTCTTGACGATATCCTTATGGCAATCGCTCAAATCCTAGCTCCGTACATTAAAGACATGAACGGTATCAAAGAAGAGATTGAAGTATTAGAATCTCGTTTCAACAAAGTTGCCAACGAACCAGCGGCAAAAAGAATTTCATCATCATTCAAAGCTGACATTGCTACTCCAACCTCTACGGCTGAAGCACGTTTTGAAAAGCTTGTACAGTTGAGAAAAGCTGGAACTAAATTAAATTAAACTAAAAAAAGTAATACACTATGGCTTTTGACTTAAATGCATTATCTACGTATACTGACGAACTATCTTTAGAGCTTATTGCTAAAGCGGTTCTTACTACGGACTTAATGAACCAAATCGATGTACGCGCAGGTTTAAGCGCTGGTACCGTTGCTATCAACTTGATGGACGGTGATCTAAACGTAAACGACTTAGCTTGTGGTTGGAACCCATCAGGCGATGTAACCTTTACTCAAGTGGATATCTGTATCCGTGACAAACAAGTTAAAATGGACCTTTGTCCTGAAGACTTACGTCAGTACTGGTTATCACAAAGAATGTCTCCATCTGCATTCCAAGAAACAGTTCCTTTCGAAGAAGTTATCGCAAACTACTATGTAGAGCGCGTTAAGAAATACAACGAAGGTTTCTTGATCAATGGTGATAACACTTGCGATGGTATCAAAGGACAAATCACTCAATCTGCTGGTGCAAACGTTCCTGTAGGTGCTGCTGCTTGGACTGTGAACAACGCAGTTTCTCAAGCTCTTGACTTATTTGACGCTATCGACGAATCAGTTAAAGATCGCGATGATTTGATCATGATCGTATCTCCTGCTAACTACCAAATCTTACGTAGAGCATTAGTTGCACAAAACTACTTCCACTACAACCAAGGTGACGGTGTTGCTTCAATCAACCTAATCGGTACTAACTGTACTGTTGTTAAATCATCAGGTTTGGTTGGTTCTAACTATGTTGCTGCAGGTCCTGCTGGATTCATCGTTGCAGGTACAGGTTTACAAGATGACATGAGCACTATGCAATTCTTCTATGACAAAGGATTTGACGTTGTTAAATTCACTGCAAAATGGAGATTGGGTGTTGCTGTTCATCAGGTGAACGTATTCGCTACTAACGACTTAGCATAATCAAAAAGGGTGGTTTAGGCCACCCTATTTTAAAAATTAAAAAAGAATAGAAAATTATGGCATGTTCAAATATATCCGCAGGGATTGCATTAGACTGTAATGAGTCAAACGGTGGTATTGAGAAAATCTATATCGCTAACGGACCAGTTCAGAGCATCTCCACTGTGACAGGTAACACCGGTATCGTTGATGAGATCGTTGTTGGTGGTTCGCCACTCACGCCCGCTGATTTCTATGAGTTTGAAGTACCTCGTCAAACAAGTTCACTTACAGAGACTCACACTGTAAGCCAAACTAATGGTACTCTTTTCTACGACCAAGCACTAACTATGGTGTTCAATAAAATGGAAGCCGATAAACGCAACCAACTTTTATTGATGGCACAGGCTACAAATATGGTTGTTATCGCTAAAGATAATAATGGTACTTACTGGTCAATCGGTTTAGAAAGAGGAGCTTACATGACTGCAGGTTCTAGCGTATCAGGTACAGCATACGGTGATCGTAATGGTTATGAAATAACTATCAGCGGTGCCGAGCTAAACCCGACATACGAAGTAACTTCAAGCATTGTAGTTGCATAACTACTCATAGGAAAAGCTGCGCGCTTTACATATATCATTAAAGAGGTCTCTACTGGGACCTCTTTTTTTGTGCTAGGATTTCACGTCCTTTAGCGAAGGCTTCACTTGCTACTTGTAGATCTGATTTAAGACCAAAGACTTCTTGTAGCCGGCACTGTGCTTGGTAACTCTCTTTTCTGGTAAGGTGGCAACTTATGACATGAAGTGTAACATCTGTCCTACCGTAAAAACGGCCACGAGTTCTGCGTGTGTGGTCATATAGTCTCCACTTAGGATCCTTGGTTTCTCCAATGTAAAGTACATTGCGGTACTCATCAACTAATGCATATACGTATCTCATTGCTTTTGTTTTGTTTTAATATTTATACAAGTGTGAAAAATGAGAGCAAATATATAGTTTGGATGGTTAAACACCTGCTCCTGCTTTTATATTTACTACAAATAACACTAAAAATGACGTTAGAGATAATAACTTGGAATACCGTTTATCCGTTTAACATTAATGTTAATCAGGCCGGTCTGCCTAATCCTATTCCGTCAACCTTTGAATTAGAGGTATGGAGTCAGTTAAGTAATACGTTAATCTTTACTAGACCACTTATGCTTACCTATGTTAATGATAGATACTGGGGATTTGAGTTTACACTACCTTCACTTGAGGGTAATAAGCACCTAAACTCTATGGCTAATTACAAAGTTTACCAAGATGGCGGTTTACTTGACAGTGGCAGTCTTAAACTTATTTATAGTCCAGGTGGTGGAACAGGTACAAAAGATTACATTAGTGATAATGAAAATCGTGAAGCTGTAGTTTACTATACACCAGATTATTAAAAATTGAATTGATATGCAAAAAAAATCTACAACTACAAAAGTGGAAAATCCTGTTGGAGAGTACGCGATAGTAGGTCAAAAGTTCGAAGCACTCCAGTTACCAATCATACGTGATGTAAGAGGTAAAGACTGGATGTACTTTGGTGAAGAGAATCTATATCCACAGATCTTAATTAACCTTTACAATAATTCTGCAATGCACCACACATGTGTACAAGCAATTAAGGATGGAGTAATAGGAGAAGGTATTGAGATGATAGGCAATGAAATAGTTAACAAACACGGTGAAACGGTTGATGAGGTATTTGAAAAGGCTACTCAAGATTACATTATCTTTGGTGGTTATTCTCTTAACCTTGTTTGGAATCGTGAAGGTACCAAGATTGTTGAAATGTATCACCTTCCATTTAACAATGTAAGAAGCGGTAAGCTGGATGAAGATGATAAAGTAACAGAGTATTACTATTCAACACGTTGGGAAAACGCACGTAAATATCCACCTCATGCATACCGTGCATTTGATCCACTAGATAACAAAGGTGATAATGCAAGTCAGGTTTATTACTGCTATGATTATGTACCAGGTAACGATTACTATCCACTACCTTCGTATGTAGGTGGTCTTAATGATATCCAGTTGGATGGTAGGATCTCTAAGTTCCACAATGCAAATATCTCTAATGGCTTAGCACCATCACTATTCATTCAATTCCGTAATGGTATCCCTACACCTGAGGCTCGTCGCGATATCTACAATGAAATTGATGAAACGTTTAGCGGTGAAGATAAAGCTGGTAAGTTCTTCTTATCATTCTCAGAAGCTGGTAAAGAGTTACAGGTCACCCCAATCACGGCGGCAAATGATCAATATTATATTACCTTGGAAGAACGTGTAAGCTCACGTATTCTCACGGCTCACAGGATAACATCACCTCTGCTTTTAGGTATTAAAGATGCCAGTGGTTTCTCAAATAATGCTGATGAAATTCGCGTTGCTTATGATCATTTTGAAGCAACCGTAATTGATCCTAAACGTAAAAAGATGCTA